GTATAACGGCCGACGGGGGCATTTTTTCGGAGACCCCCACCCTTAATACGTCAAAGAGTGTTAAACAAATCGGATTATCCGAGAAATCGAAAGAAGAAAGGAAAGAATCATGATAGTGATACAGGCAATCATCATCGGCGTGATAGACGTGCTCCTGCTGTACGGCATCATCAGAGACATACGCACAGTGAACAGAGAATTGAAGGAAGAAGATTGAGCCTGAAAAGCAAGCCAATAGAGGCTGAATCGTGAGCCAAAAGAGGCTGAATCACGAGGCAAAAGGGGCTTAATCGCACGACATAACCAGCCACCCTGCGGCTGATGAAGAAAGCAGGGCATCTACAACGAGATGGAATCGCACTCGCGCCTCACTACTGGGTGGGGTTGGAGACTAACAACAGGTCGCCAGCAGCGAGGAAGTTGCACCGCAAGCAGCCCGATGCACGACGAACGGGCACGACATAGCAGAGGTGGATGTACGGAAGTTGAGGCGACCCCGCAAACGGATGCGTGAGGTGTAGCTCTTCTAACAAAGTCCGGTTAATGCGGCCAGACCTTGCGAGAGTTGGCAGGGTCTGCGTGTCACAAGCCACGAAGAACGCAGAGTGACCGGGCGGCATCGTCCGATATATTATCCAACAACAAAACAAGAAAGGGAATAGTCATGGACTGGAAAGACCTCGACGATCGCGCACGCAACTCAGAGTTGCTTGCGTGGCTCTCGATTATCGTCAGCATAGTAGCGATGTTAGTAATGCTGCTAAAGCAATAGCGATGGACACGAACGACACTATCTCCGCCCGTTGCGCCCTCCGCTCGGTGCGACGTTTCTGTCGTTCGTCTTCAATCATAGTTAGCAAAATATATCAAAATCCCATAACAATGCGCACACCATCATCCAAGCGTCCGACAAAGCCGGGCGATGATTGCTGGATACGCATTCCCATGTCGTTGATGCAGAGCGACTGGTATCAGGATTCGCGCATGGTGCATCTGTTCCTCCACCTGCTGCTCATCGCAGAGAAAGAGGACACAGAGGTGGGAGGCATGGCCATCAAAAGGGGGCAGGTTTTTGCCAACAAAAAAGCGTTAGGGGAAGCTGTGGGAATACCATGGCCAAGTCCATGCCGAGTGCTTCAACGTCTTGCCGCTTACAAATTGATAGAAATACAAGACGTGAACACCTACGTGAACAGGCACATGAACACCAAGACAACGCTTATAACTATCTATGATTATGATAGTTATGTGTCCTCTAAAAATAAGGGTGAACACCTAAGTGAACACCTAAGTGAACACCTAAACGCCGATTTTGCGGAAAAACAGTCCGAAACATCTTACACTAAAGATATCAAAATAGGAAATAGGAAATGTAAAGAATATCAAGGTACAATCTGTCTGCCTACTTGTAATAGCTTGGATAATAACCCCTCCATCCATCCCTCCCCACGTGTGCGAGAATTTTCGGAAAATTTTACAGAAACCGAAGAAGCCCGGCGAAAGGCCAATGTGGTGGTGGTGAAGAACGAGGAGTTTCGGAAAGCCGTTGCCAGCGACAGACACTTCCTCAAGTATGCAGCGCGAACACTTCGCTCGGATGATGAGAGCATCAACACGCTGCTGGAGCTCTTTGCACGGGAGGTGAACGAGAAAGTGAAGGCACACAGAGACTGCTCAGACTACCGCCAGCACTTCTTCGACTGGGCGCGCATCCACATTTCGATGAACAACAAAAAGGAAAACCGACATGAACGACAGAGACAAGACCCGCACATCGTCGCCATCAACCGGGAGCGGGCGAAATACGGACTTCCACCGCTGGAGTGAGTTCCGGGAGAGGTTTCCGGAGCAGAACGACGTGGCGAACTGGTTCCAGCCCGGCAACTGGGAGCTTTTTGTCGGTCCGATTGACGGGCGGGTGGCCGTCCGTCCATGCCCTACCCTCCAAGACCTTGCCGAGCTGTACTGCGACAAAGACCTGCCCCGCTCCATCGTGCGGAATCAGCTCCACTCGCTGGCCATCCTCTCGTCATCGTCGTTCAGTGTCAGCTCGCAGGCCATCGACTTGGCCGTGGGTCAGTTCGTGGGACGGTATGCGAAGCAGTGCACGCTGTATCAGCTGATGACCTACTTCGCCAACTACCCCGAATACAAGCGCACGCTCGCCACCTTCGACCTTCAGGACGTGGTCCTGTCGTTCCAGCGTTTTCAACAAAAGTGGACAGAGGCCGCCGACCAAGTGGCCGCGCCCGCCAAGACTTCAGTTGACCCACACGGCGGCATCGTGGGGCTTGCGAGATACATCCGCAGGGAGACCTCCCGCCATCCGCTGGGTGTGCACGGCTTCTGCCGGGACTCGCATCTGGTGAGCCGCGTGGACGACGACCCCGACTCCCGCACTGAGCTGGAGCAAGAGGAACGTGACCGCCAAGAGGCGGAGGCTGCTGGCAGGGTGTACCAAGGCGGGGTGCGCATCGGACTGAGCGAGTGTCTGACCCCCTCCGACATCCGCGCCGTCATGGCAGCACCCTCGGACAGGGAGGCAGGAAAGCACCTTGCCGAGGCCGTCAGACACCATTTTGAGCGGGCGAAGAACAGGAAACGGCCGCAAACGCCCCTCTAAGCAACGAAATCAACGATTACCCTACAACTCTCCACGACGATAAATAAAATGCAGCAGCGGCCGTTTATGGCGGCTCTACGGCAATTCTAACAACCCATCGACATGGCAAAAGACAAAAAAGGCAGAATACAGCGCCCGGAATACATCCGCTGGAAGCTCGACAACCTGAAGAAGCTGTACGGGCAGCGCGACCCGCTCGAGACCCATGCCCGTTTCTGGGAGCGGATGAGGAAGAAGTACGAGGCGAAGGGCGGGCGCGCCTACTTCGACTTTTGAAACGCAAACACTCAAATATCAGACTACAACATGGAAATCAGTTTCACTAAAATCAGCATTCAGAACTTCCGCGGCATCGTCGCCCTCGACCTCCAGCTGCAGGGCAGCGTGGTGAGAATAAGCGGGGCTAACGGGTCGGGCAAGACCACCGTGGCGGATGCCATCCTGTGGACGTTGTTCGGCAAGGACTCGCTGCAGCGCACCACCTTCCCCATCGACCCGATGGACGACGGGGGAAGAGTCATCCACCACCTCGAGACCGCCGTCACGCTGTCCATTCTCATCGACGGTCAGGGCACGACGCTCCGGCGCAAGCGTGAAGAGCGATGGGTGCAGCGGGCAGGGAACGCCGCAGAGGTGCTCGACGGTCACAGAACGACCTGCTACATCGACGGCCACCCCGTGCCATTGAAGGAATACGCCGACCGTGTGGCGGGCATCTGCGAGGAGAAGCTGTTCAGGGCAGTGACCGACCCGCTGTACTTCCCCACCCTGCCGCAGGATATGCAGTATGCCGTGCTCTGCGACATCGTGGGCACTCGCTCCCTGACAGAGATTGCCGCCTCGAACCCCCGCGCCCTTGCCGTGGCCGACCACCTCGAGGGACGCACCATTGACCAGTTCTTGCAGGGCGTGCGCTACGACCTGCAGCGCGCGAAGAACGAGCGGGAGCTGATACCGCCACGCATCGCAGAGGTGCAGGGATTCATCCACCAGACCGACGATGCCCATGCGAAGTACGGCGAGGCGAAGCGGCGCATCACAGAGATTACGTCAGAGCTTGACGGAATCAACGGGCAGATGGACTCAGTGGCAGCGGCATTCAGGGCAGAGAACGCCCAGTATGAGGCCGCCCGCAAGGACTACGAACGGCTGCTCAAGGAGCGGGACGGAATAGAGCGGGATATCTTGACGACCAACAGGGAGACAGAACGAGTGGCGCGCGAGAGGCTTCTTTCCGCCAAGAACGCCGTCCAAGAGCTGCAGTTAGAAAAGGCGAGCTGCTCATGCCGGGTTGAGGAAGTCATCCGCATCTGTGAGCAGATAGACGAAGAAGTGAGCGACTTTCGCAAGCGATGGCAGGAAACCGAGGCCATGCGATTTGCATGGGATGATGATACGGAAGCCATTTGCCCGACCTGCGGGCAGCATCTTCCACCCATGCAGGGCGAGGAAGCCAGACGGAAGGCCGAGGAGCGGTTCAACGCACGAAAGGCAGCCAAGCAGGATGCCCTCGACAAAGAGGCGGAACGGATAGCCGCCTCGAAGGAAACAGCCAAGAAGCGGCGTGAGGCAGCGGAACGAAGGTTAGCGGAACTCGACGGACAGCTCATCCCAGCTGCAGAGAAAGAACTGGGGGAAGCGGAAGCAGCCACCGTCACATATCTCGAAGCGAAGGACAACGCCCGATGGCAGGAGCTGAACGAACAGATAACCAAGGCTACCAGCGGCCAGCACGCCGCCAGTGAGCCGCCCACCCTGAAGGAACTGAGGGAGAAGCGCAGGGCGCTCGAGGCAGAACTGACAGAGGCACGGCGGATTGTCGGCATCGAGGAACAGCGGGCGGCCTACGAGAAACGGCTCGATGAGTTGAACAAGCAGCGGGCGCAGCTCTCGCAGTTTGTGGCAGAGCGGCAGGCCGATGCGGAGGCCGCCGATGAGCTTCGCAGGATGGAAGCCGCCGACCTTGAGCAACGGGTCAACGCCCTGTTCCGCACGGTGCGGTTCAGATTCAGCCGGGAGCAAATCAACGGCAAGGAGGTGAGACATACCGAACTGACCGTGAACGGCGTGCCCTACTCCGGCCTGTCCCATGCCGAAAGAATCAATGCAGGGCTTGAGCTGGTGGACGCACTGTCCCTAAGCCGTGGCGTGACCGCGCCGGTCATCATCGACAATGCCGAGGCCATCAACACCATCACTCCGACCCGTGGCCAGCAGATACGGCTGGCGGTGTCCACGTCGAAGAAACTTCGGGTGGATAATGCGGGCGCACCGACCGAGCAGAGTTTGTTTAATTAAATATAAAATACTTACAGAATGGAAGAAAAGACAAATACGGCAAAACCGACGACGGCCGTAGCGAAAACGCAGGAATCAGTGGCCGACATGGTGCTCCAGCGCGTCACCACGATGGAGAATGGCGGGGAACTTACCCTGCCAGAAGGCTATCACGTGGGCAACGCCCTGAAGTCAGCATGGCTGTACCTCCAGAGCGTGAGGGATAAGGCGGGGCGACCCGTCACAGAGAGTTGTACAAAGAACAGTATCGCTAACTGCCTGCTGGAGATGGTGATACGGGGCGAGCACCCCATGCGCCACTGCTACTTCATTCCGACTGGCAACCAGCTGTCCTTCTTTGAGAAATACACGGGGAAGCTTATGCGGGCGAAGCGTGACACTGAGATAGCCGACGTATCGGCGCAGGTGGTATACAAGGGCGACGAGTTCACCTATACCGTCGATGAAAACGGGCGCTATCAGCTGGTGTCGCACAAGACGAGCATCCAGAACATGACCCCGGCAAATATCGTGGCGGCCTATGCCGTAGTAGTGAACAGGGACGGGACACGCCACCTCGAGGTGATGACCATCGACATGATACGCGCCGCATGGGGACAGGGCGCAGCTAAGGGCAACAGCATGGCGCACCGTGGCTTCACAGACCAGATGGCCAAGAAGTCGGTCATCGCCCGTGCCTGCAAGGTGGCATTGGAGTCTACCTCCGACGGCTATTCCGCCCCGTCTGATGAGCGTGAGGACTACATGGCAGAGCCGCACAAGGAGATAGAGCGGGAGCAGGCCAACGTGTCCATCGCAGCGGCAGCCCCCACAGAGACCGACCCCTACGAGCTGGCGGCAGACGATGCGGAAAGCGAGGTGGATGTCAAGGTGGAAGGAAAGGAGGATGACAGCGCAAGGAAGTGCCCCGTTTGATTCCGCCTAAATAATAAATTTAACAAAATAACGCAAAGCCATGATTCTAAACGTATTCGGTAGCTCATCGTCAGGAAACTGCTACATCCTGCACAACTCGGAGGAAGCCGTCATCATCGAGGCGGGCGTGCGCCCATCAACGGCCATGTACCGCTGCTTTGAAAACGACTTCACCCGGATTGAGGGGCTGTTCGTCTCCCACCATCACGCCGACCATGCGGGCTTTGCCAGAATGTGGTCGGAGGCGGGCGTGCCAGTGTATACCATCGAGGATGTGGCACGCCGCACCTCCATCCATGCCCCGTCGCTGCATATCATCAAGGAAGGGCGGTGGGTTGCGGCGGGACGCTTCCGCGTCTTGCCGTTTCCGCTCATCCACTACGACCCCGACGGCACGCCGTGTCCTATCGTGGGGTTTCTCATCGACCACCCGGAAACGGGGCGCATACTGTTCGCCACCGACACGGAGGCGTTGGCACGTAAGGAATACACGGAAGACGGAACGCGCTATGTGCCATATCGTTTTACGGGCATCGTTCATTGGATGCTCGAAGCAAACTATGACGACTACATCCTGCACCTTTCCGACATACCGAAGGCACAGAAGGAACGCATCCGCCAGTCGCACCTGTCGGTGAACAACGCAATCGGCATCCTCCGCTGTGCAGACCTTTCACGGACACGGGACATCATGCTGCTGCATATGTCCGAGCGGAACTCAGTCAACAACGAGTCGAAGATAACCCGCCGTGTGCGGATTGCAACAGGCAAAAGGTGCTTCCTTGCACGGGCGGGGCTGTCGGTGAATTTCACAAAGGAAATAAATATTTAATAAGTTATAAAGAAATAGTGAAGTGAAAGAAATGGGATTATAGCATACAATTCTTTTCCAATCGTTTTATTTATTGAGTTGATAGTATTTTATCAAGTTTTTAGGTTATTATGTGAGTTTAATGTTATAGGTTTTTAGTTTTTGTGACATTATCCAGCCACGGCGGTGGCTGCTTTGTCGCACCATTTGCCCGACTGTCTGTGAGGGTAGGAAGGCGAGCCACCCGACCGCCCGTGAGGGTGGAAGGGCTTTCTTCAAACCTCAAATAAATCCAGCGTAAGCTGAGGTGTTTGGCGGAAACCTGTGTCGCTGGTGAGGGAGGACATTCCCATACCTCACTGGCGGCTTTCTTCAAACCTTATCAAAAAAATCAGTGCAAACTGAGGTATTAGGAAACCCGTGCCGCTGGTGGGGATGGAGCTTTCTCTACCCTGCTGGCGGCTTTTCACTGAATAAAAAATACTGTATGTGTTTAATAGTATATTCTGTTTTTTTGAATTATTATTTTTTAGTCTCATCATCATGCCACAGCGGTGGCATTCATTCTTTTTGCTTTTAATAAATTGATTGTTTATTATTTTTACTCTCCCGCCAGTTCGTGACGGATAGGCGGGTTTCCATTGAATACTCTTAAATAAAAATACAATATGAAAACAACAGCTATCATTTTCGTACTGCTGCAGGCCGCACTCATCGCGGCTCGTGCCATCGGGCTGCTCCAGTGTCCGTGGACATGGGCGTTCTTTCCCATTATCACGCTGCTCACAGTAGGAGTCCTTTTGTTTTTCACTGCGTTGCTCGTCGGCGTTTGGCTGCTATTTCGCGGCGAAAAAGCGCACAGGATGAAGGAAGGAGGCGGCCATGAGTGACCTACGTCTTCATTTCAATACAGCCCCAGCCCCGTTCCGTGCGTTCCGTCTTATAAAGGTGTCGGATGGCGAGGGGCTGCGCACGGAAATCATCGTGCCAAATGGGCTGACACCTGAAGATGTGAACACGTCTGTTCGCCGTGTGGAGCATTTCGCAGTGATGCACGCAGGGGCGTTTGCGGAGGTGACATACCAAGCCTATCTCGGATGTGTAGACTGGTTCAGATTCCACAGGAAGAACGAGATGGATGGGACGGTATGCGATTTCCTTGGACGCATCCGCCGCTCATTGGTGAAGGCCACGAAGTATCACCAGCGGATGGCCGATGCGGACTTCATCGAAGCCTATTTCGGTGCGTTCGTCGGCGACCAGACCAAGAACATAGAGCGGGCACGCTCAGCAGCCTATGACGTTTTCAAGGAGCTTCTGCCACAAGAGCGTGCGCTCGATGCGGCGTTTGTCGCACAAATCTACATCTGTGCGTGCTATCAGTGCTCTGTAGCCGCCGCCGTTGTTCGTGGCGAGCACTCAATGAGCGGTATCAACTGGGACAGGGCTTTGCGCAAGTACTTCCTCGACGACGTGGCAGAGTATGCAGACCGTCTTTTGCAAAGAAAGTATCATATCGACATTCTTGCCGTCAAGGACAGAATTACGAAGATAGGCGAGTACGTCTTCGAGGACATGACCCGCACGGCGTTTGACCCGTCACGAATTGAGAGGAACATCCGTGAGGCATTTGCCGATTTGCCCGATGAGAAAAAGGCCATGTACGGCTCTGTTGAGGAACAACTCGAGAACTATCCCATACCAAGATACGTGCCATGAGTAAAGAAAATAGAAAGAAGAAAGGCCGCGCTTACTATGAGTTCACGCAAGAGGAACTCGCCTATGCGGCAGAGGCCTACCCCACCACGTTCAACAAGGAAATCGCCGCACGGCTCGGCATCTGCGAGGAATCTGTCTGCCGCCTTGCGAAGCGGTTCGGATGGAAGAAGAACCTCTCGGCGGTGTACAGTATATTACACGGCGGGAAGCTGCTATCCGACGAGGAGAAAGAATGGTTGAAAGAGGCCTACACGGGCATGACAGAGACCTCGGAGATACTGGGGCGGCTGGGGATTTCATTAACTCAGCTGCGCAGTCTTGTCGTTCGCTTAGGACTGAAACGTCCGAAAGAGCGCATTAGAGAAAACGGCAGAAAGGCAGGGGGGAGGAAGAAAAACAAAGCAGGCATCATCGCCCGATGGAGGAAGATACGGGAGACCTTGCCCCGTGAAGAATGGCCAGGGTATAAGCCCGGCAAAAAGCCATGGGAGCAGGCTGGCATGACCAAAGAAAAGTATGACAATGGCTTGCTGAAGAAAAGCATCACTCTGAAACGTTTGTACAAAATGGAGCATTTCCGAGTATCTTCTGGGAAGCCGCAGCAGACGCGTCTAAGGCTGAAGCAGCTTAGCAAGCGGCAGCGTTTGATGAAGTACCGCATGGCGCGCCGGTGTGACTATTTCTATGCGAAAGGCGAACCGCTGGTGATATGCTATGATGAGCAGACCCGACGCTTAGGGGAGCTTGAACAGAAAGCCGCCGCAATGGGGCTGCAGGTGCTGCCCGCAGATGAGGATTGAAAGCATAAATAAAATTAACAATGACACAAGGAGAATACATCCGCCTAAAGGCGCAGATTGCCGTGTTGAAAGAGGTATCGCTCTGTTATTCAGGCAAGACAATAGGCAATATTATTCAACAAATGGAATCAACAGCAAAGGAGGTGGAGAAATGACCCTCAATGAATATCAGAAGATGGCACTGGAGACCGCCATCTACCCACAGCCAATCATATACCCAGCCCTCGGTCTGACGGGGGAGGCTGGAGAGGTCTCTGACAAAGTGAAAAAAGTCCTTCGGGACAACGACTCCATTTTCACCGATGACAGGAAGCTCGCCATCGCAAAGGAGCTGGGCGATGTGCTCTGGTACGTTGCCACCCTCGCACACGACATCGGCTACTCACTTGATGAGATAGCGAAGATGAACTATGAGAAACTGCATTCACGGCAGCTTAGAGGCAAGCTCCACGGCAGCGGAGATAATAGATAAGAACAATTGGCCAATGTATATAACAAAATGGATTGAAGGAGAGAAGAATCTGAATGATTTTTGCTTGAGAAAATTTAACGAGACCCCACGTTTCATTGAAACGATAGGGAAGGTAGGAACATCCGCCAAGGTGCACCGTGTATACAAATGGCGAGAGGATAAACTAAGGTACACGACCATGTATCTGTTGTTTATGGAGCATCCAAAAGGCACTGTTGGCGACATATCAGACATTCGACATCAGACTTATGAAAGTATCAGAGCTAATAGAAGCTCTTTACTCATCAAGTGAGGAAGAAGTGCTAATCAAGTCAGAGGATGGCTTGCTTGATGAAATCGAGATAGAGCACATTGAGGAGCAGTTTGACGGTTTCGACACCGTATATCCTGCCACAATTGCCTTAAAGGCTAAGAAAACTGAACGTTAGAGGGCTTCAGACCCCCGCCGCGGATAGCTGGCTAATCGGATAGGCCAGACGGAATAACACAGAAGGGAACTGTCGAAGAGCGTAGGACATTAGGGCGGTTCGACTCCGCCCCCGCGGTCAACTTGTAAACTAAACGTGAATAATTATGATTGAAGACAAGGAAATCGACAAATGGGCGAAGAAATACGCAGACGTATATTCAAGCGAAGCCCCCGAAGTGTGGTCTTTTGCGGATGGATTTTACAGAGGTGCCAAATGGTACGGTCAGAACCTGTGGCATGATGCGAGGCAAGAACGGCCAGAGCCAGGCAGGCAGTATCTCGCATTTCTGGACATACCCTGCCATCCCACATTCGTATTGTGGGACTGCGGCACAAACCACCCCTTCTTCACCCGTTGGGCATACGTCTCCGACCTCCTGCCCGATACACCATCAGACACCAAACAACTTATTAAAAAATGAAAAAGAAACGATATGAAAGTAACTGTAACACAAGACACGCCATGGAGCAGGGCGTTGGATGCTGCACGGAGGACGATAGGCAAAGAGCCATTACACAAAGAACCCAGTGATAATTGGAAAGCAGAAATGCTTTTGTCAGAGCACAGCCCCATCAAATTAGTAGAGTATGCAATTCATTTCCAAGGACTGCGCCAATGGGTCGGGGTTCATCTGCTTAGGCATGAGCACGCGCTGCCCTTTATCCACTCACAGCGGGAGGATAGGCGAAAGCTGAACTGCAGCAGGGACGAATTGCCACAAGGTTCAGAGAATGACCAAGACTTCATCGTCAATGCGCAAACGCTTATCAACATCAGCAGGAAGCGGCTTTGTTTCCGAGCCTCAAAAGAAACTCGGGAGGCATGGAAAGCCGTAAAGGCAGAAGTTGCCAAGCAAGATAGGGTGATGGCGGATAAGATGGTCAAGAACTGCGTTTACAGCGGCTTCTGCAGGGAGCTGAAATGCTGCGGATTCGTCCACACGGGAGAGTATGAGGAAGAAGTGAGGCAGTACAGGAAAGTTGATTATGAAAAATCAAGATAAGAATGCACTAAAATTAATTCCGCCAACGGGTAAAGTTTTATTAAAAATACAATTTTCTCAATAAAATATATACAATATTTGAGGAAAAATATATATCTTTGCGCCAAGGAAAAGCCCCTGCTACCAACAAGGGCTGATTCAAATGTGGTGCGCCCACAACATAGACATTTTTTATGGAGACAAAAGTACAAAAAGACTTTGAAAAGCGAAGAAGAATCTCGAAAAAAGATGCTTTGGAAGTGCTAAATGATAACTTTCAAGAGTTATTCGTGGCATACAATGATGGTTTGGAACACTATAACGTAGTTATTCAAGAGCTTCGACCAGAGGTTAGGGTTAGAATAGATTCGGGTATTTTAAATGCTTGCATAGCTCAAAGTTTTATGGAGCATTTCCCCGATAAGTGGACGTTAGGCAAGTATGGCAGAATCATTTTCAGATGGGAAGGTATTTCTATGCTGATTAAGAAATTAAACAAGAATAGCAAGCCCTCATACATTCCGACAATGCTTTCTGATGCAATCACAACTCAAAAACAAGTATCGTTGTTTGATTGTGAGGAAGCAAAAGAAGATGCGATACTCCTATTCGGATATACTAAGAATAGTCATGGTGAGCTGCTAAACCCAAGAATCGTTTATTACGATAGCGAAGTTAAGTGGATTGCTGACCTTGACGATGTGGTAACAAAACCTGTTGCACAACCTGCAGAGAGGCCAAAGGTTCGTTTGAGACAGGAGAATATAAACAAGAAAGCAGAGTAAATAACAGGGCGCACCACCTACTTTGCGTTATACAAAGCTTAGGAGCTATGAAAAGTAAGCAGTTAACTTTTGCAAGGGAATACAGAGGTTTTACACAAAAAGCCTTGTCTGATGCCATAAGTGGACTTTCTCAGTCTAATCTGTCTAAGTACGAAAAAGGTATTGGTACTTTGTCAGATGAGACTGTTAATCGTATTATGTCATTTTTAAAGTTCCCGACAAGTTTCCTCGATTTAAACATTGGGGACAATGTGGAGTACAAGCATTATAGAAAAAAAAACTCTAAAATTTCAGCAACAGACAAGAAGAAAATAGATAGGATGATTTCGCTTATAGCTTATACTTTTGATTGGATGAGTGATATGGTGGAACTTCCAGACTTTACTCTTGGCTCGTATGATTTGGAGCAAGGAATATCACCTAAAGATGTTGCAAAACAAATCAGAAGACAATGTAAAATAGGAGTAGTCCCAATTCTGAAGATATGTACAATATTAGAAAAGAATGGTATCTTTTTGTATTTTTGGGATTGTCCGTATGATGATTTTGACGGAGTATCATTAATAACTGATAAAGGTTATCATCTTATTGTCGTAAACAAGAATCATAGCAATGATAGATTAAGATGGACTATATCTCACGAGACAGGACATAACCTTATGCACGAATGTACAACTTTTTTTCTAAATGAAAATCGAGATAAGGAAAAGGAAGCTAATGAATTTGCAGGAGAGTTCCTTATGCCAGAAAGCGAGGTAAAAAGGGCTTTTGTTGGTTTAACCATGAAACGAGCTTATGAATATAAATCATATTGGTTAACGTCTATCGCAGCTATTATTCAGAGAGCAAAAATTCTTGGAAGTATAACCAATGATAAGTATGTACAACTAAGAGTAGAGTTAAGCAGAAGGCATTGGAATGAGAAAGAACCAATAATAGTTTATTTGGATAAGCCTACCGTCTTTGACGAGATGTATAATTTGATAATAAACAATTTGCATTATAATGTCGGAAATTTGGTAGAATCTATGTGCATTCCTGCCGACATCATTGATGAAATTTTTGCAAAACCAAAGACGATAAAATTAAAAATTTCATAACAAATCACAGTAAAGTGGTCGAATTTGATTACTTTAAACATGGCGATTTCGCCATAGTAAAGCGGTATTCCATGGTCGGAGTACCGCTTTTCGTATGGCGCACCATGGACACTACCTTGAGAAACTTATAGCGCCCATTCATCCCCGCCCCGCAGCCATCATGATGCAATGATTTATGAAGTCGCTGCGGTTTCCTTCCACCTGATCAAGAATATCCGCCACTTCCTGCGTCGCACTGAAGTACACATTTTTCGCATACTTCTTCTTGCGTCCTGCTCCCTTGCGAGCACCGCCCCACGTTTTCATTTTTTCTGTCTCCATAATTCCCTTTTTTGAAAACAAACTCGTAATTTTGCAAACGAAAGCCCAAGGAGGGAGGTGGTGCTTCCTCACCGCCTCCCTTGGTCTTAGAAGATTCTAATCGTAAAAGTTAGAATTTCTATTTTCCAAATCTTTAATGAAGTTTTGAGGATGTTCATAAAGCTTGGGTTTTCATTTTTCCCTACTCTTTTCAAGGTTTTCGGATTCTCCTTTGTAATCATTCTCTTTTTGATTACACTACAAAGATAGTAATTTTATTTGAAATAGCCAAACAATTCAAGATGTTTTTTGCTTGATTTTTATTTACTTGCCTTGATGGATTCCCCCCACATCGGAGCCTATCACGGGCTGCCGTCCGAATAAGAAAACGGCAAGGAAATGGAAAGAAATAGCAAAGAAATCATCCAATACTCCACGGCGTGCATCATGCTTGCCAGTGGCATTGTCCTCTCGTTTCTCAGTTTCTTCATCGAGGATGAGCACACCATAGACGATTCCGTGCTGTGGTACTTCGCACAGACCATCATCTATGCGGGGTCAGTATTCGGGCTTACGCTTTACGTTTCATCGACACGTAGGCAGATTATCGCAGAGCTTGAAGGGAAGCTGAATGGGAGCGGCGGCAAGGATGACGCACCGAACAAAACAAGTAAATAGACTATAAACTATGAAGGTACACGGGCAGTTCATCAATAAGAAAGGCCAGACGGTGACGGTGTCCATCGTCACGAGGAACGATACCACCACCGAGGCGGTCATCAATGACGGGAAGTCTGGACTGTGGTTTCCTGCGTCCGAGCCGTTCGTGATTGAAAGCGGCCTGAATGATACTTTTGACGTGGTGATTCAGGCCACGGCCACGCTGCGACTGGAGTGCGAGGATTATCAAAGCGAGTTCTACCAGAAGGAGTGCGCCGACGCTATCGTGACGGCCGACGTGGATGGGGATTGCGTTTTCTACGGCTGCGTAGAGCCGCGTCAGTTTTCGCAGGATTTCTCAGGCGGGCAGACCTCGAACGATATCGAGCTGAACCTCGTAGATATGCTCGCCGCCCTCCAATATCAGAATTATGCGAACATCGGCAGTGCTGGCATAAGTTACAAAAATTACGTGGCGAGTGCAGGGATGATTTCTCTTGCTGACGTTTTTACAGAAAACAGCACCACCCAAAGCCAGAAATATCATTCATTCTGGGATGATGCCAGTAAGGGCTATGCCAGCGATGTGACGAGCTGTTTCGATACGTTCGCCCAGACCTTTGTTTCCGAAAAAGTATTCCTCGGAGACGACGAGGACGACCTGTTCACCTCGCTCGACACGCTCGAAGCGATTCTGAAACTATACAACCTGCACGTTGTGCAGCGTGGATATGACTATTTCGTTTTCTCATGGGAGACTTTCTCTAAAAACGACAAAAACACTGCGGTATTCCGCAACAACAGCCACCTCTACCCCGATGGGCATTCTGCCCCCGATACTTCGTTGAATATCAGTCTGGCCCCGATAGAGCTTTCCGAAGGGAACGTGTCAGGCACGCAGATGGACATCGATATGGCAGAGACCTATAACCGTCTGATTCTCGAGGTGAATCCCGACGATGCCTCCGACGTGGTGGCATCCCCGCTCGACTCCGATACCATGACTCCCATGTTCAGCTCGAAGCAGAAGTACTGCACCGCATTATGGACGAAGGGCACGGGCGACACGGCAAGAGACGCATTCAAGGCACTGCTCAATGGGACGGCTACGGACTATAAGGAGGCACACACCGTCGATTACTACGTCTGGGCGAAGAAGGCGCAGGGGTGGAAGCTCGGAACAGGGAAGAATGACGGCATGGGCGGTATCACGGATTGGACGGACACCAACGATAAAACGAACCAGCAGCGCATCCCGGGAATGCTGCGCAAGCAAATCGGTGCGGCCATCCTCTCTATGGGGTCTGTGGACAAACAGAGCGACGCAACCGATAATTCGCTAACTTCGACTATCGAAATGGACGACTGTCTTGTTGTTTCGGTAAATGGGAACGGGCAAACGGCAGAAGATAAATATTACCCCACCTCAGATGATTTGCTGAAGGCTGCGCCCGTGGCGGTCTGGGACGGCAATGCGACGGGGTCGTATTATTCGCCATCAGACGAACAGACCACGAACTACATCGTGATTTCTGGTAAGATAATCCTCGTACCGTTACTCCTTCAATCGATTAATTATCTTGACAAGGGCCAATCGCAAGAGGTCATTGAAAAATTACAATATCCCGTCACGATAGGGAAGGACATGGACGGCAGACGGCTCACTGTTCGTTGGTGGAAGGCAGAGACACCACGCAGTACCCCGCAGGACGAAGATGGGACGGCAGATTATGGCGTTCCTAAAGGTGTTCTCTGGCGTGATGATGTGAAGCAGAACTGGGAAAGCTATTACCCATTTGAGAATGTAGCCCCTCAGTATTACCCCTTCAATTTCTCGCAAGTTGGTGACGGCTCTGACAAAGTTTCCAAGGTAGGCGCGCTCGAGTGTATGCTGCGTGTAGGTGACATGGTGGCCGTGGAGGATAAGGACTTCGATGAATCGGGCGAAAAGGTGGTGACGGTCAACGGCAAGGAGGTGACGGTCAGATACGGTAACATCAACAATATCACTTGGAAAAAATTCAAGACGCTCGAACAGTGCAAGAGCGACCATCAGGGAGACCTCGACGCTGCATACGACGAATACTACCAGCAGACCATCACGATAGGATTCGACCCGAAAATCGGTGACTATCTGATAGGCACGGAGTTCGATATTCAGAACAACATCGACTACACGCTCGGACTCGACACCAGCGGCATGGCCATTCCCGTAAGGAGTACCGACCACCTTTGCGGAAAGGTGCATTTCGAGATTCTCGGGCCTGTGTTCAATCAGCAGTACGACGACATCACGCGCAGGCATCGCACGTGGTTCAGGAAGGAGAAGTGGACGGCGCAGACGAAGCCGCTTCTCCCTGCGGTATCATCCATCATACTGAAGGACTTCAGTATGCAGATATTCTCGGACAATGGAATGGCTGGGGCTGACACGGACACCTCGCACCGCTTCATGAGCGACACGGATGAGACGTTTGTCAACAAGAAGGACGATTTGGACTTCACATTCCATTCCGCCCTCACCACTGACGAATGCGAGAAACTCGGCTGTGCGAATGCCGTCGCTCCCACCGTTCCCATGGTCAAGGCAGATGACGGGTCATTCTCGCCGCTTCTTTCCATCTTTGACGTGAACAAGTCGAAAGAAGTGAAGCCGGAGCAAGACTATATCGACTCGTATTATGTAGAATACCACGTACCACGCATAGAGCTGACATTCGACTACGACGGCATCCTGTCCACGCCGTTTGCAAGGTTCACGCACCCTGCGCTACCCGGCAAGACATTTTATGCGATTTCAGTTGGCTGTGACTTGATGGAGGGCACGACAGAGGTGAAGGCGAAAGAAATTTAGAAATATGATAAATATAAAATTACTCAAAGGGAAGAAGAAGGACGGCACATCCCGCACCACCATCAACGTGCAGGGACAGGCATCGGCGGGCGTTCCTACGTCATTCGTCGCACAAGTCCGTGCGTGGATTAGTGAATTGAGCGACAGGCTGAACTCCCTCTGGGACAATGCCGTCGGGTTGTTCCTGTCCAAGCAAAACGATGATACCGCCATGGGGCGCATCACCCTCAACAAGGGCTTCGAGGCAAAGGCATCCTCAGAGGTCACTGGTACACTGAATGCCGATAACCTCACCGTGGCCGCTGCTGCCATCGTGAAAGGCGAGGCAGTGTTCAGTACTGACGGAACGTTCGCCTCTGGCCTTACGGGACACGGGGCACGTATTGACGGGGATGGCGCTGCTGAAATGGATGCGCTGACGCTGCGCAGGTTTCTGGAAGTCCCAGAGCTTCGCTACAATCGAGTTTCCATCAATGTGGGCAACCAGTGGCGTGCCCCGGGTGGTGGTATCATTCGCAGCGTAACGCCTGACACGAATGGCGGCACGTTCTTGCTGAAGCTGGAGCAGGGGGAAATCGGAACGGTCAAGGCGGGTGACATCTGTATGGGTATCTTTCATTCGGAGACGGTGGCAGACAACGCTGCGGCATCGGCAGATGACAATAAGGGTAATTTCCGCTTCGCTGGCTTCTACACGGCATACTGGGAGATTACCGGGGTGTCGGACTACACAGAGGCAGAGACGGGCATCACCTTCAAAAATGGAAAGGTGTCCTACACGTGCCGCCCCGTTTCCACAAACTACCCAAAGCAGTACCACCCCGCAGCATCGATGCACTTCGTCTGCTATGGAAGCAAGACCGATACCACCCGCCAGTCATCACGCTACTCAACCCTCACTTATGAGCGGTTTCTGACGGGCGTGAATACATGGGAGTTCGGCTCGAACAATATCAAGATGCAGGTGGGAGACCTGACGGGATTCCGCCCAGCCGATGGCATCGACCTTGCAGGTTATTCGGTTTACTGCAACTCTATCTACATTGACGGCTACCTCAAGCAGCTGGCAGAGATGGGGGAGAGTGAGCCGTACACCTACACCACAGACAATATCGCAGACACCCTCCCACTTGACGCAACGGGGAAGCTCAAGCAGCCCATCGTCTCCACTGACTCCTCTGGCAACAAGTCATGGCTGCTGCACACATCTTTGCAGGTTCGCAAGGGGCAGACGCTGCTTACCGCCGTAGCAGATGAGGGAGGAACACCGTCCGCAGGCCAGTTCGCCCTCTCGCTGAACCCCGTGGGATGCACGGCGCACGCCGACCACTCCACCATCTATGTGGACACCGTGGACTATGAGAACCGTGCCACGGCATACGTCGAGGCCACGATGGACTGCGAGGGGAACGCAGCCCTCACGCACGTTTTCACCATCAAGGTAGTGCGGGACGGCGACAAAGGGCAGGATGGCAAGAACGGCAAGGACGGGGCGACCCACGGCACACGCAGGCAATATGCCATTTCCGCATACTCTGAAGTTCTCAAGATAGGCGACAGCCCGTTACCAGACGTGACTTCATGGGGCGATACGCCACCCACCCCCACCACGGACAAGCCCTACCTCTGGGTCCGCTTGACCGACTGGACAAAGACATCCGACGATAGTCCCGCCGTTTACGGAACGCCCGTATATGTGCGCATGACTGGTGAGCGCGGGCCACAGGGAGAGCGTGGCGAGGATGGCCTTGACGGTCGGGACGGCAAATCATGGACGCTGCGGGGAACAGCTGCGGGTCATGTGGCGAACGTCGCCGCATTGCCTGAAATCGCACTGAACGGGGCTATCTACCTTATCGACACAGGAGCGAGCGGAACACCCGTGGCCATGAAGAAGATGGCTGGCGGATGGGCTTCGCTGACCGTGCAGGAGAATGACGCATACATCTACGAGGGCGACCTCTATATGGCCACCACTACCGCATGGGTGAAGATAGGCCACATACAAGGAGAAAAAGGGGACAAAGGCGACCAAGGATTGCAGGGCGAGCCAGGAGCGAACGGGCGCACCTCCAGAATATACCAGACCCTCACAGACGGGCAGCAGTACTACGACGGCAGTACCATTACCGCCGATGGATTCTGTTATCTTGACTTCTTTGCAGAACCAAACGACACTGCGGCATCTGGGTGGAATATCTATCAGTGTAAGGCATCATACATCTTCCACAAAGACACGCACCAGCAGCCATCGAAGGATTCTACACACTGGAAGCAGGTGGCCGTGAATGCCGACTCTGCCTTCTTCACGTTCCTTTTGGCGAGGAACGCACGCATAGACTTCCTTGAGGGGAACGCCATCTCTGTAAGGAAGAAGCACACCACGGAGGCGTATGCTGGCATGGGTGGCGACTTCCCGTTCTGGGCTGGCAGCAAGACTCCATACCCTGATGCCTCAGGACTTAGCGGCAGCACCTACACCTTCGCCGTGGATGAAGCGGGCAACCTTTTCGCATCATCTGCCTACCTAACAGGCACTATCAACGCCACGGGAGGAACGATTGGCGGCTTCACCATCCAAAGCGACTCTATGGTAAGCGGCGACGCAAGGGGGACGGGCATCACCATCACGCCATCGAAAATAGAGGCGAGAAACAGGATGTACGAGAATGGCGCAGCCATCATCGACACCGACTCGAACGTCACGGCAGCGTTCGCCACTGGCACATACGAGGGCGTGTTCTGGCCATGCGCCTTGCAGCTTACGGGGAATGACAATTCCAGCTATCAAGGGACGGCTCTTGATATCATCAAAGGCGTTACCCGTGGCATCCGCCCAGAGGTGGCACTACTCAAGGGCAAGGTGAACCTGCTCAACACAACGCAGACAACCTACAAGCCACAGCAGACGGGAACGGGACGGATAGACATAGAGAATGGTGCGAACGGCTACCTGCGCTCTGGCGCGGTGCTCGTATTCCCAAGCGGTGCGACGGTGGTCTTGCCGCCGAATCCTGTAAACGGCGACAACTACATCCTGCTGCCTTTTTCGCAGGGGTCATCCGTTACCATCGGAGCGAACGGGCAGAGAATCATCTGCGACGGGAAGGACACGGGCACGGATGGAGTCAGTGCTGGAAATGCCCTCATCTTCATTATTTATTTAGGTGAGAAAGACAACGGCGGTTGTTGGATAGTCAAGACTTTATCGTGAAAATGTAAAGTTTACAGATTATGGCAAACGAAATAGCAAATCAGTTTGAGCTGACCTCTGCGGTCTGGAACGGGGATAAGTTCCTGCTCGAGGGAGCTACGGCTTCTGGCTCGAAGCAGATGAAGGTCACGGCAGAAGTCGTCCGTGCATACCTTCAGGGCATGGGAGGCGATGGTGAGGATAGGCGTGTACTCTCCTTCAAGGGCTTTGCCAATGACGCAGAAGTGTCCATGAACAGCACCACGGGCGGACTGCTCGGGGTGGATGTATGGTTCGCAAAGTCCGTGGGCAGATTCGCAGTGGCCACCCGTTCGCTGTCCGTGGGAGGTGCGGGAAGCAGCGGAGAGCCGTCGCAGCTGTTCGACAACTGGTCACAGCGTGCCATCTACAATGACGGCAACGTCCCTCGTGCTGGCAACCTCTTTGTCTGCCAAGCGGACGACAAACCCTACTGGTGGACGGGCAGCGAGCTGCGCCCCATCGTCACGGACACATCTGGGGAGGTCATAGGAGAGTCCATCCCATTGACGGAAATTGAAGAAATCATCAATAAGGCGGAGGCTTCCACGCAGACCGCAAAGAAAAATAAAAAGATAGTCACTAAAGTTGCTCAAAACGCAAAGAAAGTTAACACAGAGAAACCTACGGCGGTGCAGATTGAAGACCTCACGCTCAAGCGTGCCATTGTGACGGATGCGACGAAACGCTCCGCACGCGTCATCATCGTGGGGTAATGAGTAAAGAAAATTATTAACAAAACAAGAAGAAAGATTATGGCAAAGTTCCTCGATTCGACAGGCATCTCTCATCTGGTGGGTCAGTTGAAGAATATATTCGCCTTGAAGGCAACAACGCTCACGGGGTATGGCATCACCAACGGTGTAACGGGCGTTTCATCAACAGGAAGCGGTGACGCAGTGACGGCTGCCTCAGTAAGCGGACACACCCTCGCCCTCACCAAAGGCGGGACGTTGCCGTCTGTAAGGCGTGAGACTCCTGCGAGTTCTACAACGCAGGTTACTGGGCTGACTTTTACAGAAACGCTCATCCTAAATCTTGCGTCCATATCTTATGCAGCGCAGAATAAATTCTGGGTATATTTGAAAAATTCGGAAATCACACGCGGATATGGATTCTACCAAGGGACGGTCATCACGGGTGCGAATACGTGCATTGTGAAATTCGGCGGCATCGCATCCATCGTGGGCGAGCAGGTGCTGCAGGCACAATCGGCCTACCATTTCAGATTGGCCACCTACGGCAAGAGCGGCTCGAACCTCGCAAAGGGTTATCTGCTGTGGGAGCGCATCGGAGCCGCTTAGCAAAGAAATAGACAATTTATAAATAACAATAACATTTTTAATCCGCCGCCTCCGAGTAATTGGGGTGTGGCAAAATCAAACATTTACAACATGGCAAAGTATCTTGATTCGGCGGGTCTGACCCACCTTGTAAGCAAACTGAAATCTGACGTAATCCCCAATGTGAAGGTGAATGCGGCCAAGGAAGCCGATAGCGTACCAGCGTCTGGCATCACGGGTGTCATCGACATAAAGAACATTCCGAAAGGCGCACTCGAGCGTGTGCTCAGGGTGGCTGATGATACCGCACGCTACAAACTCACCACCTCGCAGGTGCAGCTCGGCGACACCGTGAAGGTAACGAGCAGTGGCAGGATGTACATCGTCGTTGACGAATCGAAGCTGAGCTCCTCCGCGGGTTATATGGAGTACGCTGCGGGCACAGCAGCGTCCGTCCCATGGTCGGGTGTGACGGGCAAGCCATCCTCATTCACACCTGCCACTCACCAGCACACTGTCAATCTGACCCTTGGCAAGGCATCTGCCAAAGCCGCCTCCACTTCGGGGACTACGGCTTGGACGCTCGCTGAAATTCTCGGCTCTGCTCCCACCACTTCGGGCAGCGGCAACGCCATCACGGCCATCTCGGTAAGCGGCAACACTATTACCGCCACCAAGGGCACGACCTTCGCAACTGGGACGCAACTTTCCGCCCTCGACGGCCGTGTGTCAGAGCTGGAAGCATTCACGGGCACAGGTGGGGCGGACGGTGGCCTGGCGGAATCGCTAAATGCTGCTGGATACGACATCGTTCTGTTTGAAGGATTTCTGAAGACAGCCCCAACCACTCAGAACACAGGAATAAGCACGGCCGACTCTTACGTCGCCGTACTGTCAACATCGCAGACCCCTGGAGGATATACTATCGACCGATGGTATGCGAAAAAAGACGATAAATACTACACCGACTGGTCTGATTCCGTCAAGGTGACACCAGACAAGACGGGCTTCTCGACACTTCACAAGCACAAACTCTACATCGACACCTCGACATCTAAGGCATACTATGCGTTGACAGAAAAAATGCTATGGCCGTTAAACGGCGGCGACACAGCTCTCACAGACGATGAAATCAACGCAGCAATCGCAAAAGCATAAAAGATGAAGAACCATCAAAACTACGGGCACACCCAGCGCTGGCGTAAAATAAGGAACGCAGGGACAGCATCAGCACGCATGGGGCACATCAAGATTGTTGTGAGGCGATTGGGAAAGGGCGTTTTCGAGAAGCATTTTTCAAGATGGTTCGCGGGGAAGAAAAATAATGGTGCAAAGCGTTACAGGAGCGCACCGAAATAAAAAAAGGAAGGCAGCATGATTCTCGTGCGCCTTCAGTGCGCCGCATCCACATTATCCGCTTCCTTTTCTTGCAAAAGTACGCATTTTTATTTTAACCAGCAAATTTTTGAGCAAAAAGCATGAGGAAAATTGATTACATATTCGTCCACTGCACCGCCACCCGCCCGACGGGCACCATTTCCGCATTGCGCAACGCATGGCGGTCGCAGGGGTGGATTCATCCCGGGTATCACTACGTCATCCTCGCAGACGGACAGGTCTCACAGCTACTCCCAGAGGAATACGTTTCCAATGGAGTCCGCGGCTACAACCAGCACGCCGTCAACGTGGCCTACATGGGAGGGATAGACACTGATGGGAAGCCGTCGGACACACGCACGACAGAGCAAAAGGCTGCGTTGCGCCGCTTGCTGACCACCCTCAAGGAGAAATACTCAGAAGCCAGCATCCTCGGACACCGCTCTATCTGGGGGGAGGCCACTCCCCAAAAGTGGCACAAGATGTGCCCTTGCTTCAACGCTATTGAAGAATATAAGAATATTAAATAAATATACAGATTATGAAAAAATCACCCACTATCATCCGTGCCAGTACGCTCATACTGATGTTCCTGCTGCTCGTGCTCTTGACGGGCTGCGCAGCGAAGAAGAAGGCCATTGCTGAAGCCACCACCCGACAACAGGAGACCACCCACGCAGCCGCCGCCAGCCAGCAACAGACCACACAGACGGCGACAGGCATCACGGCGACGAATCATACCGACACCGCTGCCGTTACCTCCAAGGCTTCAGAGTTGGGCACGGACACCGCACAGGTCAGTATCAGGCGGGCTCAATACACCGTAGCCGATACCGTCTACACCACCGTCACCATCAACGCCCGCCGCTACCATTACCGTGAGGAACATACAGCCCGCCATGAATATGGTGCAGGAAGTGGCATTACACAGCGGCACACTACGGACACTGCGGCCGCCATTGCCGCTACCGACACGTCCATCGCACGCAGCCACACCACGGCTGCCTCCTCAAAGGAAACATACCGCACGTCTCGAAGCAGCGACGCATGGGCATTGCTGGTTCTTGCATCAATCGTCACGGCATTGCTCTGGTTCTACATCCGCCGGAAGAAGTGACCGCCATCTCATACCGCCCCTCGCCGGACTGGGGCGTATCGACATAGCATAATTGATTGTTTTTTTTTAATTGATGTTTTCTCTTGATAAATAGGTTTTGGTTAGTATTTAGTTTTTGAAAGCCCCGCCCCGCAGTGATTGCGGGGCGGGGCTGTTTCCTTTTATCTGATTTCTATGGACACTCCCATAGCATTACAGATACGGTTCAGCACGTCGAGTCCTACGGAGTATTTACCAGCCTCAATTCGAGCAACATTACATTGAGTGATGCCAGCCCGTCTGGCCAGTTCCTCCTGCGTCAACCCACGTCGGAGGCGGAGGTCTCGAATAGTCTTACCCAGCTGGCCGCGTTGTACGGCCAATGATGGCATCGCTATATCGTAGTGCTCGACACTCAGCCAATCAGCCAGTTCTCGGAGATGCGTAGACACGGCCGCCGCTTCCTCTACACTTCCGAAGGTGTCCCCATTGAGCAACGTGACCTTCTGCGAGCCATTGAAATCATGTTCTTTGAAAGTAATAACTATCCCATGGTCTGTGTCTGTGGCCACCCAGAAGCCTGGCTTCCGGGATGGCTGAAGGATAAATCGCTCTTTACTCATTGTTGTTTAAAATATTTTTTCCCAAGTCGGCATATTAGCTCGCAAAAACGCTCGTTCCCTGCTATCGGCAAGGCTATCGACTTGTTGTAGTCTTCATGCCCATAAACAGGCGAGCACCACCACAGGTGAGCGTGCCCCATGGTCGGGCATTTGGAGTAATTGTCGAAGCCGCGCTTCAATTCCTCACGAAAGCGGCATAAGACAATATGCCTTGCGTTATCTTTTCTCCAGGCAAATTCTTTTCGGATCTGGTCACGCTCAATGGCATCGCTTAGCTTGCTTCTCCTTATAAGCCATGTAAGGGATGCCGCCTTGTGACAGAGGCTCTTGGTAGGCGCATACTCGCACACGAAATAGTACACGTCCACCTTCTTCACTCGTCCGCCGTATAATTGATGGTACAACCGGAAAATCTCTGTGCTGTCCTCCGTTCGAATAACGCTTTGGATGTACTTCTTCGTGATGTTCTTGCCGTTATAAGTCTTCATAATGCTCATTTGCCGAATTGCTGTTGCCGCCAGTTCTTAGTTGTTTATTGTTCTCATTTTCTTGTTGCAAAGGTATGAAGTATATTTGAATATACCAAATAATATATATATTATTTTTGAGTAAACTCGAAGATTTTCTTCTTTCTTTACAAAAAGCAGCTTTCTCCTAACAAAAATGCCGCGCTATTCTCACGAACCGCGCGGCGAGTAAAGAAAAATGAAGACTACAAAAGAGCCCGAATGGGCAGGGATTATTTCCACGGCAACCGCCAACCAGCCGCACCGCGTGCCTTCCCTTCGTTGCCAATGACGGCCACGAGCTGGCGGCCACGGCCAACGAGGCGACCGCTGACCTCAACACGAAGCCCTCCGAGGTCAAGCCCTCCAGTATTCAGGCGTGGCTGGAAGGTGGTGCTTGATGCAGGAATACCACCGAATACATTTCCGTTGGCCATATCGAAGAGCCGCTTCTGCTGCCAACGATTCAGTATCATCTCTCCGCTGTTCACTCGTACGGGAATCTTATCGCCACAATAAGAATTGCCGCCAATGATACCACCCGTCGCATATCCCGTTGCGCCATGAATACTTGAGATGATGGCCACCAGTTCGGCAAGACCCGTGGCAGCGAATGCTACCCATGCCCATGGACCCATTTTCGCAGCCATCTGTTGAGATTGCGAATAAGCCATGACCATGTTCGCTATAGCCTGTGCGATAGTTCCCGCAATATTCAGCTCTGGCATCTCGAAGGTGTCGCCCATGCTTGAAAGGCTGCTGCCCATCTTGCTAACTGCGTCAGTGGCATAGTTGAGCTTCTCGGCAGTCGCGTCGCTGTCCTTCATCAGCTGTTTGAAGGGCTTCCCCTTCTTCCCGATACTCTGCAGCTGATTATTCAGACCTTCTACGAGCTGCTGCCCCATATTCTCGCCGATATCCCCCGCCTGCACGGCGTTGATGACGGTCTCTATCTGGCGGCGTAGCTCTTCCGCCTGATTGTTCCGAATATCGATGGATGCGATGATGCTCGTATCAGTGACACGAGCCAGACCTCTCATCTGCTTGTGAAGGTCATCGGCGGATGGCAGGAACATTCCTGCGAGGTTAGCCTGCTGCGTATTCCCCGGGGTGTTCCCTGCGATTCCTTCCATAGCCCCTTTAAGCGTGAGCGCCCCGCGCTGTGTCTCGATGTCCTCGAGCTTCTTTCGATAAGATTCCAGCTCGGAGATGTTCTCGCTTATTTCGAGGGCTTCCTGTATCTTCCCCTGTGGAAGGTTCGCAAGGGTGGTGTATAGCACTTGCAGTGCCACGTCGAGCTGTTCGATGTTGGAGATGCCGTCCGTGATGTCTGGCTTTTGTGTATCAACGGCTGAGGGCGTATTCCTTCCCGTTCCTGTTCTTGCTCCTGTCCCCGTTTTCACTTTCGGAGTCTTGCCGCCTTTGCCACCTTTACCGCCTTTGCCTGTACCACCACCCAAACTGGGTGGGGTGATACTGCCCATCTCGGGCATCTTGATGCTTGCCGCTTCCTTGGTGAGCATATTCAAGCGATTCTGGTATCTCCGTCTTTCACGATATAGCACACTGAGTTGAGCATTCACCTTGTCAAGTTCACTCGTACCCTTTATAGGCTTGTAGAAATCCACTCCGACTGGCGTAACTTTGTCACTGATTGCGAGACCAACATTCATTCCCATCTGGTCGGCTTGCGTCTTACGCCGTGTCGAATACCGACGAAGATTTCCCTTATCATCGTAGCGGAGTTCCCTTATCTTCATATCATTAGCCGCCATCTGATTCGCATACGCGCGCATCTGTGCCTCGATAACCAGCTGGCGGCAATACGCCTCGCTGTTTTTGATAAGTGCCTGATACCATTCCGCCACGCTGGAGAAATACCCCATCGTCTCGCCATACCTGCTGTTCAGCTGCTCGACTATCTTCTTCTCTTGCGCCTTAGTCCCGTGCCAGTTTTTCGTCATGGCAATGTCCTGATACAGCTGCCCACGGTTTTGCTCGACCTGACTGTTCAAATCCTGCAGTTTCTGTTTCAGCTCAGCAGCGCTCGTCTTACTGGTTTCCATCGCCACGCTGTGAGCATCCTCCGCTTTCGCCGCTTCCCTAAACTGGCTTCCGAGTCCTACCACGATGGCAGAAAGGGCGGCTATGGCGATACCCACGCCAGAAGCAATTAATAAGGTACGCATGGCCACGGCTGCAGTGGTAGCCCCCACTGCCGTGCCAGTCAACGCTGCCGTCAGAGTGGCCATCACAGCACGAAGTCCGACGCTGGCCTGTGAAACGAGGGAGGCGACGACGGGGATTTTGGCGATACTCACGGCGGCGGTTACTGCCGCACGCCCACATCCGAGTAACGCCGTACCAAGCTGTACCGCACCCGTCACGGCCATTCCGAGCTGTCCGAGTTGTGCGAGTGCGGCTTGATAGGGCGATAGAGCCGTGCCTATCCGCACCATCAAGCTGCCGAAGGAGTTGCTCAGCTGCTTCACTCGACCCGCATCCGTCTTGGCCAACTCTGCGTTCATGTTACCCACATTCTGGGTAATGATTTCGGCAATCATGGCGGCACGCTCCCCTTCCTTCCCTGCCTTGATGGCATTGGCCTGAGCGTCACTGAAGGTGATACCCACACGCCTCAGTGCTGAGGTCTGCCCAGTGAGGGCTTTACCGATAAGGTTCGCCACGGTAACGGCATCCTCGCTGGTGGCATTCAGTCCCTTCTGCTGGGTAAGCAAGTTGTTCATCGCAGGCAACAGCGTGGTCAGTGTCGTCTTGTAGCGGGCAAACGTGGCCAACTGCTGGAGGCCAGAACGCTGCACCGTCCCACCTACGACACCGAGCTTCGTCTGGGCAGATACGGCAGCGTTGATGGCATTTACGTCCGAGGTGGTCGCTGCCATGCGCTCACGCATCACCGTGGTCAGCTTCGTCTGTGCGATGGCTGCGGCATTGGCTTTCTCAATATACGGGGACATCGCACTCGTCAGATTCTGGATGGCATCGAATGCGTTTCGGAAGCTCATCGTCACAGACGCAAGGCTGCGCACGGATTCGCCAAACTCCCTTGATTTGTTCTTGGCATTTCCGAGGGCATCTCCGAGTTTTTCCACGTCGCGGCGGCACGTCACCACCACGTCCTTGCCGTCTATCTTCAGACGAATATTGAAGGGGATTGTCTTTGCCATATTCTTTCTTACCTAATATTATATAGTATCACAACCAGCCGAGCTTTTGGGCACGCCGAACGGTGGCATCCTCTATTTCCTTGCCTACTTCCTGCTCCACGATGGCAGCTCCTTGCGCCTCCGCCTCCTTTAGAAAGTGGTAAGCGGGCATCTTGCCACGGTTCTTTCCAACCCAGCGATAACCTTCGTCGGTCTTTATGAGGTAGCCGTTCTTCCCGCCGCGAGTCTGACGGCTCTTCGTGCCTTCCTCGGCCCACATCAGTACAGGTTTCTCAACGCCACGACGGGTCTTGATAAAACCCTGTTTCCCGTGGGGCTTCACGGTAATCATGAAACCGCCACCCCGTGGGTAGACACGAACACGCACGCCACGGGACAGCTTGCCCGCATCGTTGATACCACCAGCCTGTACGCTCATCTTTGCGATGCTCGCAATCTTCTTACCCGTCCGCCTGTATGCGTCTTTCAACGTCCGTTTCAGCTCACGGCGGTCGAAGGTTCGCAGCAGGTCGTTCCATGCCTTATCAAGGGTTGCCGTCTCGTTCATTTCTCGTTGTCTTTTGTGAATAAGTGGCGCGCCGTTTCATCAATCGCTCAAAGGCGCGCTCTTCTTCCTCTTTCGATGCTATCTTATGCGCAGCAGGCGCAGGGACGGACGGCTTACTATCCCACGGCAAGGGGAGCACCTTGCGAAGCTCCACGTTCCCCTTGCTCCATGGGCTGACGCTGAGTGCGCCGATAATCCGTGCCCGCTCCCATGCTGCTCGCTGTTCCCCATCGTCATGCTCGTTCACAGCATCGCAGACCGCCTCGAACTCCCTCGGAGTCAGCAGGCAGAAGTCTGCGAAACTCAGGCCGCATACACCCATCCCATAACCGAGCATCTCTGTGATGGTTATTTTTTTTTACTGGAATCGTTTTTTCCTTCCGACGTTTTGCCGAAGACGGTCGCTGCCCACTGCTCAATATCGGCGGGGGTGGTAGCATCCGCAAAATCCTCAACAGTCATGTCGAACTTCACGCCCTCACGCTTGCAAGCGCTGGCCACACAGCACCACAGCAGGGTGAACGTGTCGCTGAAGCCGCCGTCGGTGGTTTCGAGGTCATGCCCTGTGCGCTCTCGGAAACGCAGCAGTGCGCCGTTGGTAAGATAAGCGGGAAAAGTCTTCCCGTAAACGCTCAGCTCCATGCGGATTCCTTCATTGTCTTTTTTCTCGTTACTGTTCATATATTTTCCTAAATTATAAGTTATACGAGGCACAGAATGCCCCTTTTAGATTCCGAGCATAACGGCGTATAGGCACCGTGCCGGCATGAAAAAGGGCAGACCGCTTGCCGTGGTCTGCCCGATATATATCGTTTTGCAAAGTCTAAAAGGCCGACACGCGGTACGTCAGCCTAAGCGTCTGAACAAAAGCGCCGTTCTGCCAGCTCTCCTCACCGCCCACGGTACGTACGCAGTCCATTACCAGACGGTTATTCGTACCGTCAGGGGTGTAGGTGATTCTACAGGTCAGTGCGTGGCGCACCTTTTCTGCCAGACGCACCCCTTCGCCATATTCATCACTGAACACGACGAACTCGAATGTCACCGAATCGCGGTTACTGTACCCTTTTGAATCCTCCGACGACACGTCCGTGCGACGGAACGTCACGAGGGGGAGCTTCACGTCGCTCTCACTCAAAACGGGTTTCACCGTGCCGTCTCCGAGTAAGGATTTCAGCACTGAGTAGATGGCCGCTCCGCTGCTTAGCGAGCTGAAACCTGTTTCTTTCATGTGGTCTGCCATATCGTTATTGCTCATTCAAATCTACAAGACTGCACGTCACGGGCAGCTCTCCATATCGGCGAAGGCTGCGGTCTATGCCCTCCACTTGATACAGCCGTCCGTCCCATTTCAGCCGGTCATATTCCTTCACTGCGTCCGTATATCGGAACGTGAAGGCAGTAAGGTAGGTATAGCCCACCTCGCCATGGATTTCGCCGAAACCGCTGCGCCTGTGGCTCACCTGACACGGCACGCCTTCAGCTACCACTTTCCATTCTCCATGGTCTGCTCCATACTCATCGACGGATTTCTCATAGCGAAGAACATCCGCCACCTCATCCAATAATCCCGCTCGTATCATTCAGAAAGATATTTCACGTGTGAATAAATCAGATGCCAGTAGTGTGGGCTTTTATAGAGCTGCGCCGCACTGATACTCTCCCTTTCCCTGTAATTGTCACCGGTCAGAATCAGCAATGCCTGCACAAGGTCGGCTGGAAGTGTCCCGTCGGCTTTCTCCATCTCCTTCAGGTCTGTTATCTGAAGGTCGGCGGCAAGAGTCTGCTCGGCTGCGTCGATGAACTGCGACACCTCCTCTTTGTCGAGGTCGCTTGCATACCGCAAGCGGCTGAAGCGGATGGCCGCGTCTGCGTCAATGTATCGTGGCATGGCTTATCGGATTTTGTAAAATTATGGGATTGGGAAAATGAGTAGCCGCCCGATATGGGCGGCACTCATCAAGGTGTATCACTACCTCCCGTTGTCGGCTGGCCGGGGTACACCTCTGGTTCGCCGTCATTCTCAAAATCGACATTGAAGGTAGCATCGTCCTGCGCAGGGCTGCTTTCCTCGAGCTTGGTGATGACGAAATTACCTTTGAGGTATGGCGCAGGGCTGTCGGCGCGCTCGAAGCACTCGAGAACAACGCTTTGGCCTGCTCCCCACAACTTGCGGATTTCGTCGAGACTCATCTCTTCCTCGCCCTTATAGCGGAATCCTTCCCCATGAACAGAGATACTCATCTTCGTCACGCCCTTTCCACTGAACAACGCCTTGCTCTGCTTGTTCTTTACAGGCGGTTTCACGGCGCGTTCCTTCGTCTCGCTGTTGAACGTGACCGAGTGGGTGGTGCAGTGGCCGTAGCCTTTGCCGGCAATCGTGAAAAGCACGTCACTGCCATTCATGTAATCCATCGATGTTGCCATTTCTTATATATTGTTTATCGTTTAATAATCAAAATGAAGCAACGCACCGCCGCACGGTGCGCCGCTAATTATCTAAGCCACGGTGTAAGTAATCTTACCGAATGCTTCAGGATAAGGTGCGAAGAAGTCCCACTCGGAGTTGATGACGATTGCCACGGTGTTCGTGGAAAGGACACTGACCGAAGTCGTGTCGATACCCATCGTCATTGCTCCGAATTGTCCGACCATCGCATAACCGAAGTTTCCGTAATAGATAGTGCCGTCCTTCACGAGGCTGCTGGCAACGACCTTCACACCGTCGATGGTGTTCGTGGCAAGGTCAAGTACGAAGCGGCCGCTACCCTTATCGATAGGAGTATTGGCGAGGGCTGCGTATGCGTTCCAGCTCATCAGGTAGGCGGGGCTATTCACGGGAACGTTTGCGGCGTTCACCTTCGAGCGGAGGTCGAGGAACAGCTGGCGGTTCAGTGTGGAAACTGCGCCAGTAGCTGCGAGCACGTTTCCAGTTGGAATGTTCTTGAACGGACTGGTAGGTGCGTTGGCAGCCGGGGTCTCTGACACAAACGCCTCGTTCAGTGCGAGGGTGTGCTTCAGGCGCATAGTCTCGACGACGATGTCACGGACTGCGCCGCCCGTCTGGTTGATAGCGCGGTTGGAGATGTCCACACGGATGGGCAGACGGTGCGGAGTGATGGTCTTCACTCCGAACTCCATGGTCTGCGGGAGCACTTCCTCATTCTCACCATACCACGTTGCCTTCAAGCCCTTCACGGTCGGGAAGTTCCACTGACCGTTGATTCCGCTCTGGATTCTTGCGCCAAGCTCACCGATGATGGTCTGGGGGGTCAGCTCACGGATGTAGTCTTGGATATAGACGGGCGTGATGCTGGCGGTGCTGGCTGCCTGCTGAATGACGGGGGTAGCGGATGGAGTTCCGGATGAGCCAGTGCCGCTTCCAGAACCTGCGGAGCCGCCTGCATCTTCACGGAGCATCTCGTCTGCTCGGTTGTATGCGAAACGGAAATTGCCGTTTTCGTCACGCTGTGCGGCCAAGTCCTGCGGAATGCCACGACCGCTGACGATGCTGCGAAGCAAGCGGGCGAAGTTCACCTCCGAGCGGTCCTCGCGGCGGCTCTGTGCCATCTGCACCGAACGCTCAGAGCTGCGTGCGCTCTCATACTGGGTGCACCCCACCATCAGGCGGTCGTCTTCTGCGCGAAGCGCATTGAACTGAGCACGCTCTGCGTCGTTCATGTCCCGATTCTCACGTGCCAGGGTCTGCTGGAGGTCTCCAAGTTCCTGACGAATCTCACTCCGGCGGCGGATGGCCGCCATGTACTCTTGTCTGGTCATTTGTCTAACTTTTGAAATTTTGTTAAAGATTTATAAGGTACGGCGAAGCCATGCGCCGATTGTGTCGAAGTCATTGCGGACGATGGGGTCGCTGGCTGGTGCGGGTTCTGCCTTCAGCAGTCCGGCGTGCTCCAATCCCTCACGCACATCTGCACTGCGTGCTGATACGCTGGTGGCTGGGTAGGCGGGATGCGTGACGATGCTCACATCGAACATTTGGGGAATCTTGTCCAGATGTCGGACGTAATACTCCTTTCCGTCCGCGTCGCTCTCTTTTGAATAACTGAAGGTGTTGCTGTCAGCCATGAAACCGAAGCTCATCCCAGAGAAATCACCGCGGCGAACGCTCTCAATGGCATAGTTGCCCCAGATGGTATCGGCGGCATCGAATCGCATTATCAAGCCTTCATCGTCAAGCTCCAGCTCCAGACTTCCACCACCGTCCCGATGACGGGCGAGCATCTGGTTCTGGTCATGATTCAGGCAGCACACGATGTCGCTCGCGTCGATGACATCTTGAGCAAGCGCACCACGTGTCACTTCCTCAAAAACCCGCCCGTAGTCCCAGTCTGGGAGCAGCACGGAACGCGACCCATATTGGAATACGCGTCCCTCGATACGGCGGCTGTCGGTGCTCGCACGCAGCTGCATGGGCGAAAAGAAACGATATTGTTTGCTCATTTTTTCTGCGAAGTCTTTTTACTTTTGCTGTTATTCTTAGAAATAGGCACCGCCCCCTGCTGCTGCCCCTGTTGTTCCTCAAGTTTTGCGATGCTTACATTGGCCACGAGTGCGTCCCCGCCGTCCATCGGCTGGAGTCCGAGGCGCATACGAGCCTCATTCGGAGTGAGCACGCCCGTCTGTATGAGCGTGGAGAGTGCGGTCGCCTGTGCCGACGGGTCGGTCTGATAATAATCAGACAGATTGAAGCGAGCACGCCATAGCCCGCTCCCTCCAAACAGCTTTTCAGTAAATTCCGCCTCCATCTGCCGCATGAGCGGTGCGAGGGTACTGGTCATGAAGATGGTCTGACTGCTCTCGCTGCTCGCATAGTTCGCATTCGTGTCTTGGAACACCTGCGTGGGAGGAACACCGAAGAATCTGCAAATCTCCATGTTGAGGAACTTCATAGAGTCGAGCAACTGAAGGTCTGACGGGGTCATGCCTGTCTGCACGAACTTCATCGAACCGGGGAGGAAGTTCAGATTCTGGCCGCTGCCGATGGCCTCACGCAGCCGCTGCGTCACGCTTTTCAGCTGTTTGTCCGTCACGCCCCCATAGCCCACCTGCACGGAATCCTCTCCAGTGATGAAGCCGCGCAGCGTGCTGCCGGGGGTGAACATCTCACCCTCCTGCTTATACGCCTTACGAGCATTGCCCAACACGAGCGAGGCAAGCTCTGTGACTGGAGTCCCGAGGAAGCCGTCACGGCAATAGCTGCGAATGTGGATGATTTCTCCCGGGGCGTATTCCCCGAAAATGCCATAATACGGGTCATTCACCGTGTACCGTCCTGTCAGGCGGTCATAGCTCACCGAACTGTCAGGCGGGATGCAGTAGAGGGCTTGCAGCACACCGCCGCTGTAGGACGGGACGATATAAGCATTGCCGTACATCTCGCGCTGGTAGACGATTTGCCAAAGAAAGTCGTAACCAGTCTGACGCTCATTCGGGCGTTGCGAGAGGATTCTATCGTTGGACGTTCCCTCCGCATCCTCATACCACGTGCGCCCTTCGGCTCGCTTCCTCCTGAATACATGAAGCCCGAGACTGGCCACACTGCCCGCCTTGATTTCAACGCACCGTTTCACGCAAGCCACAGTGCCCGCCGTATAGGCATCGACTATATCATCATATCCGAGCACCGTGCCCGGGCGGAACAGGTAAGGCCAGCCGCTCACGCCCTCGCTGGTATTGCTGCCAGAAGTCGAGCCGCTGAACAATGAGGCCATCGCACCCACGGTGTCGCCTATCGTTCCTCGAAGCTGTTTCCAAAGTTTCTGCATCTCGCTTTCGTTTTCTAATTATTCCAAATCCGACGAATAGGCACCACGTACCTGCTCAATGCTCAGGCCGATGGCCATCGTGCCCGTCACACATCCGTCTATCTTCGCCTTCTTCTGCTTTTTCATCGGCTTCTTATTCCCCATTTTGTCAACATCGAGCACCGCATTGTCGTAGCAGTAGGCATTGATGGGGTTCGGGTCAAAGGAAAGTTTGTCATTGAAAAGCAGTTCCTCCGTGCCCTCCACCGCTCTGGTGAAATAGTAGTTCGTTTGCTTGTATGGCTGCATATAAGGTTCGCCACCTGTGGAGCGCAGCGTGTTCTGGAACGTCTGTGCGCGGTTTGGGTCGAAGCCGATGCGCAGAATGCGCAGCTGGCTTCCCCTCTCGAAAATGTCACGGGCTATCTGGTCATAGTCGATGGTCTCTTCCCCGCAGACGTGCATATAGCCATCAGCCACCCATTTCTTGTAGATCGCCCTATTCTCGTGCGTCATCAGTGTCTGGCGTGGCAGGTAATAGTCGGTAATCATGTGCCCGCCCTCGTGCCCGTCAAGGTGAAGGAAGTAGCTCACCGCAGAGAAATCGTCCCGGACGCTCAAGTCCACGGCCACCTGACATTCAGGGCGGTAGCCCAGCGTGGAGAGGTCGAGGCGGCGGAAGTGCGAGCGGATGACCTCGCCGCTTATCCAAGTCTCCAGCGTACCCGTCTCGAACACGTTCAGCAGCTTCGTGCGAAAGGCTCGCATATCATCCGCGCTGGTCTGTGCCTTTCGCCACATATCATCGTAGAAGGTTTCCTTGACCGTGATTCCGAGGTGGGGCTGCACTTTCCTCCATGTATTCACGTCCCCCTCCTCATCGTCCACGTCTGGCATGAACAGGTGGGCGAACGTACGGTCGTCAGTGGACTCGCCCCGTAGCACGGCCCTGCAGTGCTCAAGCATCGACACGAACGGGCTGTCCACCTTATCGCTGGCAGTGGTGATGGTCACTACAAGCGGATTCTCACGCATACCCATGGAGGTCGTGAGCACGTTATAGAGGTCAGCGCTATCCGCCTGACTGTATTCGTCATTGATGACCGTCGAAGCGTTCAGTCCGTCAAGTTTGTCTGCATTCGACGCAAGGCAACGCACGAAGCTCTCGCGCATCCCGCTGTCCTTCCAGCTCACCAGCTCACGGTTAAGCTTGAAGTGACCAAGACCGGGGTCAAGGCCACGCAGCACACCGCGAATCTCGTCAAAGCATATCTTCGCCTGCTGATACGTATTCGCCGTGGTGTAGCACTGGGCGTTGCGGTCGCCGAATAAGAGGTCGTAGACGGCAAGGCTGGCCACCTCTGTGGTCTTGGAGAATTTACGCGGCACGAACAGCAGTACATCATGGAACAGGCGGTGGTTCTCGTCGGTGTAGAACCCCATGATGTTCGCAAACTGGAACACCTGTACGGGGGTTAGTCTGTAGCTCTGGCGGCCACGAATCCCGCTGAACTTCAGTTGCTCGTAAAATGCTGTAAACTGCTTGTATTTATCAATTCTAAAATCGTATTTGTCGAGCAATTTGAGGAAACGGCGAAGCCCGAGCAGCTCATAGAGGTTATGCCGCTCGGGGTGCGACACCAGCCCACGCGCATAGTCGAGCAGACGGCGGTCGATACGTCCCAGATGATAGGATGGGAGGTCGCAGTCTTGCAGCCATCCAGCGCAGGCGGTCTTCGCCTCTCGTTCTTGTTGCCGCTCTTCGTCCGTCATGCTCTATCTATGATTTTGCACGCTTGAGCACCGCAGGACGGGAGCTGCCAAGGCTCTCCATTAGACTCACCAGCCGGTCGCCACTTCTTGGACGGCTGTCCTTTTCTTGATTGACGAATCCTGCGGGCTTCGCCACGGCCAAACCGAGGTCACGGAAATACTTCCTCACCTCCTCGGTACAGCTTATCTCAGCCTGTACGGCAGGATTCAGTGACACACGGGTATTACCCTCACGGGTGATGCTCTCTATCATCGTCCCGTCACGGTCGATGCTTTCCCGGATGCTGTCCAGACGACAGAGCAGCCCGGCAAGCACGCCGATGGCTGGCTCGAGGCTGGGGTCATACAGCCCACGGCTCTCCAGCCGTTCACGAATCTCGAGCAGATAGTGTCTGCGGTCATTGCTTGATTCTTTCATAAGGCATTTGAATTAATTTTACAAAAACTGGCGAAGCCACGCCTCCATCCCCTCATCGGTGGTAGTACGCCCCCGGCGCAACTTTCCATGGGCACGGACGTGGCAAGCGTGGCACAGGCTGCGAAGGTTATGCGGGTCGAAAGCGAGGGCGCACATCCCAGCGAAGTCACGCCCCATACCGATTGGCCGAATATGGTGCACTTCCTCTGCCTTCTGGTCGAGGATGCCAGCGGCCATGCAATCCTCACAGAATGGATGCTCGGCGATGTATGCCGTGCGTAGGGCGTTCCACCGCTTGCTGTGGATTATCCGCTTATAGTCTTTACGCCGGCCGCCCCCTCCGTGCCATGTGGAGCGGCTTCGCCACCCTTCCTTAATCGCTCTTCCTCCATTCGGGGGTGGAATTTTCTTATGCGTGTCCATACTCTTAGGCGGTTTTGAATAAAATAGACACCGCTGCGACTATTTCCGCCAATTAATATCTCCGGGGAACATCAGGCGTGCCCCCTCGTCGCCCATCGTGCGGAACATCTCTCTCACTTCCTCCGATATCTCGGGTGGCGTAGGTGCTGGCGGCGCTATCTGCCCTGCCTCTACAAGACGGACGGCTGCGGCAAGCGTCTGCAGGTCATGCTCATAGGTGGTGCGGAAAACACGCATGACGGGCTCGGGAATGCTGCTGGTGTACTCACTACCTGCAGAACGGACGGCACAATACGCAAGGTATCTGAGAAAGGAACTGAGGGAACAGAACCCACCACGCTCTGCCAATGAGCAGAACACGCGGTAGTCCGAGTCAGAGATACGGAAGCTGACTCGGTGTGTACGCGGCTCGCGGCCTGTTTTCAAGGAGGAACAAGAGCGGCCGGCAGGGGTGGTAGGTTCTTTAGCCATTTTCTACAAAGGTAAAGATTTTTCATGAATTTTACAAGAAAAAACCCGGGGAATAGTCCCCGGGCAAATGATAAAATATATTAAAAATCGCTGTCCGATAACTGCGTCTCTGCCGCAAGCATCTTCCGTACTACTGTATCGTCGAGCAGCTTCGCATAGGTAGAGCGCGTCACCTTCGTTGAGGAATGGCCGAGAATGCGTGCCACGGTTTCCATGTCCACGCCGGCGTTGAGCAGCACGGTAGCCCCTGTATGGCGTGCCCAGTGACTTGTTATCGCTTTGTCCACGCCCGCCGTCTGTGCCACCACCTTCAGGTATTCGTTGTATTTCACGTTCGAGAGGATAGGGAGCTGCCATCCGTATTTCTCAAGGACAGTAACGGCCGGATGAAGCAGCAGGAACGTGAACTCCTTCCCGGTCTTTCCGCGCTCACCGCTGTACGTCCATCTTCCTTCGCCCACCTTGACCAGCTTCGATGCGTCAAATGCTGCGAGGTCATGGTAGGACAGGCAGGTGTAGCACTGGAACACGAAAAGGTCACGCACGCGCTCGAGGCTTTCCGTACCCATCTGAGCACGCTCCACACGATGAAGCTCATCACGGGTTAGGTATTTGTGCAGCCCATGGCTCTCTTTGTCGCGGGGAATATGCAGCCATTTGTAGGGGTTTCTTCTTAGCAGTCCCGCGTCGACGGCATCAAGGATGAACGAGTTGAGGAATCTGTGATAGTTATTCCATTTTGAATAATCGGTCATCCCCTTTTCCTTCAAAGCGGCATCCATGGTCAGAACGCCGTGGTCGGTTACATCAGAGAAATAGCGTATCTTTCCCCAACCAACGAACCATCGGAGGAATCTGTCGTAGCGTTCTTGGCTATCCTCTGCACGGCCGTACTTCCTTACCTCCGCACGTTCCTTGCACCATTCGATGAAGGTACGCCCCTCGCCCTTCATCCTCTCCATACGGTCATGTATGCCCATAATGTCAATCATACCCTCATCCATCATCGTGTCTATGACACGGAGCACGTCAGAGCGAAGCCGTTCGAGCATTCTGTTCAACTCTACGGCATCCGAGCGGCGTACGACACGGCCGTCACGCCATTCACCACGCCCCACTCGAACACCTGTCGCCATTACCTTGCTGTGGCGCGCGTAAGTGACACGCATCTCGATGCTTGCCAAGCCAGTAGAGGCAAGCGTGTTGCGCCGGTCGAAACACCAGCTGATTCTCGGTATTTTCTCCATAATCTTCCTATTTTTCTTTACAAATTCAAGTGTACAACATTTCCCGAATCTGTGTACAACAAATGTATTGCGTTACTCTTTTGAAAGCTCGCAAATTGTGCGAAAAAACGCATACAAATTCAAAAGGTAGTTTATCCCTCGCTCGGAAATAAACCCTGCCTTTCCAATAGTCTCAACTGCTAACTACTTAAAAATCAAGTATATAGGAAATTATGTATATGAAAAATCAAGTATAAAACCCTTATTTTTCTGCGGAAAGAGGGGGCTTTTGTACACTTTCTTTTCGCATACGCTAATTTCCTAATTTTCATGGACTTGCGAACTTACTGAACAGGGACGGGCGGTGCGTGTACTGATTTTGCATTGATTTCAACGCTCACTTCATCACGTACTTGACGTTTTCATCTTCGAGCACCCATCCTGTGGACTTTCCGCTCAGCAGCCATTCGCCAAACTTACTCAGCTTGCCGTCTTTTTCCTTCTTCGCTCTCAACATATTGAGAATGTCTGTTGTTTTTTCCTTTTTTTTCTTTTCCATAATTTTACCCTTTCTTATCTTTTTTTTCATCGAGCTTCGTCTGGAGGTCTCTCACGAGGTTGGTGAGGGTGTTGATGTGGTTCGTCTGCTGCTCAATCGTGCCCAAAGCCTTGCGCAGCGCCACCGCCATGTCCTCCAGCGCAGAGCCGCAAGCGTTTCCGATGACGTTTCCCGTGCCGTTCACGTTGTGGGAGTGGTCGCCGCTGGTCTGCTGACTCACCTGTGACGCAGCCGAAGGCGGCGTGCCCATCTCGTTCAACATATCCCCCTCGCCGGTCAGCAGCCAGACGCGATTGAGGTCGGGGGCGGCGGTAAGAATCTTCGTTAATATACCTTCTCGCGGTGCACTCTTCAAGTTTGAAATATAGCCAGATGAAATTTCTGCCATTTTCTCAAAGCGATTCCACCCAATTTTCTTATATTTAAGATATTCTATAAGTCTCTGTTTTACAGAACTTTGTACCATTTCCTTATTTAGACACTTTATAAACTACGGTTTTCTAACGAATTTTCTTCGTTTTTTGTTGCATTAACGAATTGTATTCGCTACCTTTGCACCATCGAAGTTAGTTAAATGAATAACCGCGGCAAAGGTAAGTAATTTTCCAAAGACCGCCAAGCGATAAATGTAAAGAAAAGAAAATGAAGGAAATGGAAACCATCCGCATCGAAAAGATGACCTGCAAGCAGCTGCGGGCGCTTCCTTACAACAAGGAGACCGTCTTCAGTCTGCCCACCGCAAGGGAGATACTGAACGCCTGTGCGCTGGCATACAAGACCCAGTACCTCATCGACAGCCGTTTCACCACGCGCACGGACTTCATAAAGAACACGCTGACCATCACCCGGCGCAAGCCCAGAAAGGAGGACACCGATGGAGTTGTCGAGGAATGAGTATCGCAGGCTGGTCGACGACGTGGCCGATGCGGTGGTGGAAAAGATGATGCCGCTCGTAAAGAGCAAGCGCACGAAGAAGCAGGAGGAAGAATGTACGTGGGTCAGTGCGAGCGAAGCCGCCCAGATATTGGGACTGTCGAAGGCCTACCTCCTCTCCATCAAGGACGCTTTCACCCACATAAAATTCGGAGACTCCAAAAGCGCCCGTGTGAAGTTTCGCAAGGAGACGCTCATCAAGGAGCACATGGAGTCGCAGAAGGAGCGCACGCGCATCCCGCCTTCGAGGCGCAACCCCGAAGGGGTCGGAATTTGAAAAAACGCGCTCATTTCGGAGCGGCGGGTGGGTATAATGGCCGACGGGGGCATTTTTTCGGAGACCCCCACCCTTAATACGTCAAAGAGTGTTAAACAAATCGGATTATCCGAG